AAGGCGAAGGTTTTAAATTAAGCACTAGTAAAAGAGCTTACTTTTCAGCTAGATTTAAATTAAGTGATGCTACCCAATCTGACATGCTTATCGGATTAACAATTACAGACACAACTGCAATAGATGCTGTTTCAGATGGTGTTTGGTTTGGTAAAGATGACGGCGACGCTAGTTTAGATTTTGTTGTAGAAAAAAATGGTACAGAAACTGAATCTGCTGCTATTGCTACAATGGCAGATGACACATTTATAACTGCAACTTGGTTTATTGATCCAGACAGAGGATCTGTTTATTATTCAATTAATAATGCAGAACCTGTAGCTGTAGCTAATACTAATTTACCAGATGATGAAGAGCTAACTGTAACAATAGCTGTTCAAGCTGGTGCGGCTGCTGCTAAATCACTAGTTGTTGATTACGTGACAGCAATTATCGAAAGATAATAATTAATTAATGTGGGCCTTCGGGCCCACAGCTTTAGGAGATATATTATGGACGTAAAAGCATCTACAGCGTTAACAAGTGATGGCAGATTGCAAGGTTCTATTGCAGGGAGCAACGCTAATCTTGGGCCAATTAGAATTAAATCTATACAATGTCAGTCTAGTGCTGCAGACGGAGAAGTAAAAATATACGATAATACTTCTGCTGCAGGAGTTATTAAAATTCATTTGAAATGGGGCACAGCTGCTAATGAGCCTCTAGTTATGAGTTTTGATGGTGATGGTGTAAGATTTGAAACTGCTGCTTTTGTTGATGTAACAAATTGTGATTTTGTAGTAGCATACTACAACTAAGGAGTAACGCATGGCTGTATCAGGATCTACAGATTTTAATCTGGACGCCGCTGAGGTTATTCAAGAAGCTTACGAACGGTGTGGCTTACAAGATACAAGTGGTAAAGACTTACGTACAGCCGTACGTAGTATGAATCTTCTTATGGCTGAGTGGGCTAACCGTGGTCTTAATTTATGGACCGTAACTCTTGGCACACAATCAACAACAGCTAGTGACAAAGATTATGCATTAAATGCAAATATTGTAGACGTATTAGAAGTATCAGTAAGAGACGCTGATGATACTGATGTAACTTTATCTAGAATAAGTCGAGCAGATTATGAAATGTTACCTAGTAAAGATTCAGAAGGTAAACCATCACAATTTTATTTTGAAAGAACAACAACACCTACTTTGTATGTGTATCCAACTCCTGATCTTTCTACATATACTATACGATATTATTATTTAAAAAGATTAGATGATATTGATGTACCAACTGATGATCCAAACGTTCCTTTTAGATTTTTACCTTGTTTAACAGCTGGAATGGCATATTATATTGCGATGAAAAAAGCTCCGCAAATGATGCCTAATTTAAAACAGGTATATGAGGAAGAGTTTAAAAGAGCTATGGATGAAGACAGAGATAGAGCTAGTTTTAGCGCTGTCCCTGGACGATCATACTTTAATAACTATTAATAGGAGGACCAAAAATGGATAAACTAAACGAACTAAAAGACTGGGTAATGAATCTTGATAATAAGAAAAAGATCGCTATTGCTGCAGTTATCGTTATTATAGTTGTTGCTATTGTAGCAAGCTAATGGAACCGAGAAACAAAACAGATTATATTGTTGTCCATTGTGCAGCGACTAAACCTAGTATGGATATAGGAGCTGATACAATTCGTGATTGGCATGTCAATGGCAATGGATGGCGAGATATAGGCTATCATCTTGTAATAAAAAGGAATGGAGATGTTGAAAAAGGTCGTGACATTAATGATTCTGGCGCACACGCTGCCGGATACAATTCTAAAAGTATTGGTTTGTGCTTGGTGGGTGGCATGGCTGAAGATAATTCTGCTGAAGATAATTTTACTGCACAACAATGGACTAGTTTATTAGCAACAGTTAAAGAACTAGAAGTTGATTTTCCAAATGCCAAAGTTATTGGTCATAACGAAATAAGTGAAAAAGAATGTCCTTCTTTTGATGTTCAAAAATGGAAGGGAGACAATTTATGATATTCGATGTATTAAAACTTGCAGTTGGTGCTGGTACACATATTATGAAAAACAGACAAAAGCGTAAGATGCTTGAGTCTGATGCAGCTATGGTTCATGCACAGAAGATGGCCAGTGGTGAAATTGAATACCAACAAGTTATAAGAAAATCACAAGACAATGGATGGAAAGACGAATTTGTTCTTATTTTAATTTCGCTCCCGATTTTACTTTTAATATGGAGTGTGTTTAGTGACGATCCACTGATTAAAGAAAAAATAGACATTTTCTTTGAACAGTTTGCAGCTCTCCCGATGTGGTACCAGATGCTATTTGTAGGCGTCGTGGGCAGCATATACGGACTCAAGGGCGTAGACATATTTAAAAACAATCAGAAAAAATGATTGCGGGGCTAAATGTATTTCATCATTACGGCAATGTTGTTTTTTTCAGGGACAGATACTATTATTTATACCCAGTATGATAAAGCGACTTTTGACTCAGTTCCGGCTTGTCAAGAATTTTTGTTTCAAAATAAGGTACAGTTAACTTTAGACCTATTAGAAAATCACAATAAAAATGGCGATATGAAAGGGTTTGAGTACTTTTGCGAGTCACGGTATTCAGTACCGACACCAGAAGGGCCAGAAGTATGATTGATTTTTCAGGCTACGGAGTGTATTTTTTCTATTTAGCTATTTTAATATTAATGTATAATCATCAGAAAAGGAGATAAATTATGGTTAAAAAAACAGGACAAACACCTCAAAGAAAAAGAAAAACACCTAAAGGAATTAAAAAACCACCTAAAAAGAAAAATACAATAGATAAGTTGTTAGAAGACAGACTCAAAAAGAAATTTGGGGTTCCGAAGTCTGACATAATAGCATTAAGAAGCAAAATGCAAAAAGGTGGAAAAGTTCCTGAAGGATATCACAGAACTAAAGACGGCAGACTTGCTAAAAAAGGTTTATACTACAATATAAACAAAGCAAAAAAAGCAGGTAAGAGTAGACCGGGTAAAGGAACTGTAACTGATAAAGCATTAAAAGCATCTGCTAAAACTGCAAAGAAAAAATAATGGCTACAAGGCGCGAAACACCTATTAGAAGAACTACTGGCAAAGGCGGTAACTATCGTAAGACTAAAGCTGGTGCAGGCATGACTAAAAAAGGTGTTGCTGCGTATAGAAGAGCTAATCCTGGCAGTAAATTAAAAACAGCTGTTACAGGTAAAGTTAAAAAAGGCAGTAAAGCAGCAAAAAGACGTAAATCATATTGTGCACGATCAGCAGGACAAAAAGCTAGATCGTCTGCTAAAACTCAAAACGATCCTAATTCTAGAATTAATCAGGCTAGACGTAGATGGAATTGTTAAATGAAACTATCAGACTCGACTCAAATTTCTCTCCCTGCACGTAACCTTTTAGCAATTCTTGCAGCCGTGGCGGTTGGCACTATGAGCTTTTTCTCAATCCAGGAAAGATTAAACAAGTTGGAGACTACTCAACAGCTAATGGCACAAGACATGGAAGCTGCTAATGAATTTATTTCCGGTGTCCCCAAAGGCACCATGGTCAGCCCACAGATAAACGAGCTCTACATGCTCGTGGAATGGCTGTCAAAAACACAAGAAGAACTTCGTACTCATGTTAATAAAGAGGTTCCAGAAATTGCAAAACTAAATATGCAAATACAATTTATAGAAGAACGTATGATCGATGTTGAAATGTTAATTGATAAGATAAGACAGAACGGAATATCGCATGATTGAGACATTGTTCGCAGTATTATTAATTGTAAACGGTGGTGTAATAGAATCAGTGCCAACTAAAGGCATGGCTGATTGTCTTAAAACTAAACGCACAGCTATGCAAAACATAGGCCCCGATCAAGAAGGAATTTATATGCAATGTGTACAGGTAGAGGCTGAGGTCGAGATGGACATGGGGAGGAAGAGAATTGTCAAAATCCTCACAGAAAACCCAACGGGGAATTAAGAAATATTTTAATCTAGATAACATAGTAGATACAGGAGTTGACATAGCTCTTGTTATATTTGATGTTTTATCTAGCCCTATACTTATTGTAATGCGTGTGGTAAGGTGGTTTTTAAATGAATTTGTGCTGGGGCATATAAAAAAGTTTATTAAGTTTATAGTTAAAATTTTTATTAAATATTAGATTTTATAAAAAATAATATGCATAAATCTAAAGATGTTGTATAAATAAATATCACTAGCAACGTCTACCACAGAGGTGTCGGGACACGTGCACAGTTGCTAGTGGTAGCTATTTATTCCGGGGGAAGTTATGAAGAACATTCTTATTATTGTAGGTATAACTGTAGTTATGTTATGGGTATTCGGTGCTTTAATGAATTCAGCGATGGCAGATGTTACAAATACAGGCGCCACGACAAACGATCAAGTAAACTCTACAGGCAGTAATACCGCCATTACCGGAGGATACGAAAGTACTTCGAGCACGACATATCAAAGTGGTTCATCAGCTAATACAACTACCACCTCAACTACTAATAACAATTCTTATACTGGTGACACTAGAACAGTTCCATCAGCATCAGCGCCTGGAATTTCAGCCATGTCGCAAGACCTTTGCACTGTAGGGGTTTCTGCTGGAATACAAAAACCATTAATAGGTGCATCTATAGGTATTACAAAACGCGATATGAATTGTGAAAGAATGAAATTATCAAAATTATTGTTTGACTACAACATGAAAGTCGCGGCTGTGTCTATACTTTGTCAAGACGCTAGAGTGTTTCAAAGCATGGTTCATGCGGGAACACCGTGTCCTTTTAATGGTAAAATTGGGACGGAAGCTCTAGAAGAATGGAATAAGTACGACGAACAAAGACCGGACTATGAAGAGTACACAAAAGCTTTAAGTTATATGGAAGAGGTTGATGCAAAGATTACGGAGGCAATGGATGATAAGGAAGCATATATCGTTGATGGCAGCGGTAATCCTATTCAGCTCGGCAGCGAATAGTCAGACTGTAACTCTTGAAGACACTCCGCATCCAGGAGACACAACAGTAATAGAAACTATTACAACAGGTAATCCTGTAACTACTGACAATTTATTATCACAACAATGGAATGACGGCAGCTGGCAAGGCGATATGTTTCCTGATTCATCAGATATAAACGAAAACATTTATCTTACTGGTAAAGATGGTAAGTATGCAGAGTCCACAATAAATTCTCAAGGACTATTAACTGAACAAGAAATACAGCAAGGTTTAACTTCTACGTTAAGTGCACAAGTACGCTGGTGGAATCAGTGGGAAAGCACAATTGAGATGCGTCAAACAGCAACTAACGGCATTGATACAACTACTCAAAGTATAATATTAGAAGATACTACTAATCATAATAATCAATTTAATTCACACTCTAACACTTTAACTATTGCACCTAACCCAGAAAACACACACGGCACAATCACTGCAAGATTTTCATTTGATATAGATAATGCTGCTGGTAATTGGAATAATGGCCACAGCGGACCAGATATTATACGTCCCGAACTCAAGCTAAACTATCAAGCTTTATCCTCTACAACAGTAACTACAGTAACGCATTGTTACGAAAAAACACCACCTACTTGTGCTGCGCAAGACGAGATAGCTGAAGTTGATACCTTTCTTGATACGTTTGAACAAGGCATGCAAGATTTATATTTTGAGGAACTGTATTATGAAGAGCAACCGTTTATACCACAGGAGATGGATTTTGAATACTCATTCAATGATGATTATTTTGAAGAAGAAGAGTTTGAAGTACAGGATGATTATTTAGCACTTGATGAATTTTTTTTTGAAGAGGATTACTATCAAGATGACTATTACGAAGAGCCTTTCATGGAAGAATTTATTCCAGAAACTCTTACCTTTGAGCAAGTAGAATTTTTTAATGAGCCTCCACCAATGGAAGAAATGTTTTTTAAAGAAGAAATGTTTTTTGAAGAAGAAATGTTTGTTGAGGTATTTACTGATGAAGCGTTTATAGAAGAGTTTGATGAAATGTTTGAAGAAATGCCTATGGAAGAATTTAACATGGAAATAGCAGAAGAGATGTTTGAGGAAATGTTTGAAGAATATTTTGAAGAAGAGCCTCCTATGGAAATTGTAGAAGAAATAATTGAAGAACCAATAGAAGAAGATATAATAGAAGAGGAGCCCATGGACGAACCTCCAATGGAGGAAATAGCGTCCGTTGACAACAAACCGCAAATGGAGGAACCTGATGAAGTTGAAGAACAACCCAGTAGCGAAGAGCCTATTGCAGACGAACCGCAAGAAACAGCAGAAGATCCCCAACAAGAAGAAGTTGACGAGAAGCCAACTGAGCTCGCAGCTGTTAAAGGAAGTACAACTAAAGAACCAGCTACTGTTGACGAAGATGTTTCAGACGGACCAGAAATAAATACCGAACTTGACGTTAAAATAGCAGCCATTGAAAGTGTTATTAAATCACAGATAAAAAACACCGTACAACGAACAACGGCTACTCTTAATGTAATTAATGAGATTGTAAGTCGAGAAATGGTGTCTCAACAGCCAGACATGTCAAGCTATTTTAATATGAACGCAGCGTTGTTTGATACTAAGCAATTACCTAGCGGAAATCCTGCATTCTTCAATCAAATCAGTCTAGACACATACGATTATACCATTTATAATGAACAGGTTGCTATGGTCACAAATATGGTCGGCCAAGATCCTGTGGTCCAGCATGAGAAAAAAATGCGGGATATCAACAGCAGGAAAACTAAGGTTTTAATAGAATTGAAGGAGATGTTAAATGCCAGATATAATTAATAAGTTGTCATCATATGCAGCGCTGATTGGTGTTATAGGAGCCATTGGCGGAGGCTTTTATGCATGGGGAGAATTTAATACAAGACTATCAGCAATAGAAGAACAAGAATTTGTAGTTAATCAAACTGTTGATTTAACAGATACGCATGATCGTATAGTTTTAGGTGATAAAGAAACAATGGAGGCAATACGTTCTCTTGGGGCAGCACTTGAAAGTTTAAGAGGCGACATTGCAATTAATGCAAAGGCAATAGAATTTAACGGGATAATAATTGAAGAAGCAATAGCTCGATCAGAAAATCCATTGGCGAATTAATATGGCACGAGCAAGAGGAAAATACTCAAAAGCTATATCAGATAGAAGTGGGGTTGCTTTTCCCTACAAAGAAATGGTAAAAGAATGGAATGGTTCTTTCGTTCACAAATCTGAGTACGAAGGTAAACATCCGCAGTTAGAGCCTAAACCAGTTACTGCTGATGCACAAGCGTTGGAAAATGCAAGACCAAAAGAAGCGCACACAGTGACAGCTAGTATTGGTCGAGGTGCAGAAGCATTATTTAGTGCAGCTGCGTCAGGTGCTACAAAACCTGCAGATCCAATAAAAGATTTAACAATGAGATTTGAGATGGGAACAGTTACTGTTTCTACATCATAGCGAGGAATTATGACAACTTATGCAATATTAAAAGCAGACCTAATTGATTTAACAGAAAATAATAGTTCTGATTTTGCAACTGAAAGTGATCAGTTTATTGATACTGTTGAATTGCGTTTATCAAGAGAGTTAAGAAACTGTCCTGAACTATATAAACACCAAACGTCAACATTAACAATAAGTGATCCTTTTATTACTAAACCAACTGATTTGATTACTATGATATCGTTTCAAGTATTATCTTCGGCTGCTAAAAGAACAGCTATTGAATATAGAGACGTTAGTTATATTAATGAGTATTGGCCTACACGCACGAGCACAGGTACACCAAAATACTATGCAGACTGGAATGATGATGTTTACATTGTAGCACCAACACCTAGTGCTGGGTTGACTATTGAAATAAATTACAGAAAAAGATTTGAAGCGTTATCTAGTTCAAATACTACAAACTGGTTAACAGCAAATGCATATGATTTATTATTGTATGGATGTTTAATTGAAGCTGCTATCTACGACAAGAATCCGCAAATGATGCAGATGTATGAAAAACGTTATCAAGAATCGTTAGCTGCAGTAAATGCTGAATTAGAAAATCGTAGAGGCGATCAATCTAATAAAGGATAGATATGGCATTAGTATTAGATGATAGAGTCCGCGAAACGTCGAGCACCACAGGAACAGGCACATTAAATTTAGGTGGAGCTGTTGGTGGATTTCAAACTTTTGTTGCTGGAGTAGGTGACGGCAATACAACTTATTATGCAATTGTTCATAGAACAGAAGATGAATGGGAGTTAGGTGTAGGAACAGTTACTGATGCAACAACTGATACACTTGCACGAACAACAGTAATCTCAAGTTCTAATAGTGATAGTGCTGTTGATTTTAGTGCAGGTACTAAAGATGTATTTGTAACACAACCAGCGAGTAAAGCAGTTTATGAAGACGCAGGTGCTGATGTAACACTACCTGATGATTTAATACTTGGATCTGATTCTGCAATATTAAAGTTTGGTGCTGATTCTGACACAACTTTGACTCACACAGATGGAACTGGTCTAACATTAAATTCAACTAATAAACTAACATTCCAAGACACAGGGACATACATCCACTCAAACGCTGATGGCGATTTAGATTTAGTATCTGACGGCACAGCTGTTGATTCTATTAATTTAGAATCTGCTGGAGGTATTACACTAGATGCTGGTACAGCCGGTAGCGGTATTGTCTATGAAGATGACGGCACAGAAATGGCACGTATCTATAATTCTAGTAGTGATGTAATTTTAGAAACTAAAGTATCAGATAAAGATTTTTCAATTAAAGGTAATGATGGAGGTTCTGCAATTACAGCATTATCTCTTGATATGTCAGCAGCAGGAGCAGCTACATTTAATGATAAAGTAATTGCAACTGAATTAGATATTTCTGGTGACATAGATATTGATGGGGCTGCTAATTTAGACAACACAGACATTGATGGTACACTTACTGTAGATGGTACAGCTATTGATTTTAATGCTACATCAACACTAGCTATAGACAATACTAATACAACAAACGGTATTACAATTGGTACATCTACTTCAGGTGTACCAATTTCAATTGGACACGGAACATCTGAAGTAACTATTAATGATAATCTTACAGTTACCGGAACATTAACTCTTGGTTCTAACGCAGAACTTACTGAAGCAGAATTAGAAATGTTAGATGGAATAACTGCAGGTACAGTTGCTGCAAGTAAAGCAGTTGTTGTTGATTCAAATAAAGACATAGCTAGTTTTAGAAATGTAACATTAACTGGGGAACTTGATGCAGCGACACTAGATATATCAGGCAATGCTGATATTGATGGCACAACTAATTTAGATGCAGTAGACATTGATGGTGCAGTTCAACTAGATGCAACTCTTACAGTTGGTGAAGATGATACTGGTTATGATGTTAAATTTTTTGGAGCTACAGCAAGTGCATACATGTTATGGGATGCATCTACAGATGATTTGGTTTTAGCAGGAGCTGCAGGAATTGACCTTGCTGGCGACATAGATGTAGATGGTACAGCTAATTTAGATGTAGTTGATATTGACGGAGCAGTTGATATGGCTACTACTTTAACTCTAGGTGGTAATGCTGATTTTAATGGTGACTTAGATGTAGACGGAACTACAAATTTAGACGCTGTTGATATAGATGGTAATGTACAAATAGATGGTACAGTTACTGTTGGTGTTGATGACACAGGTTATGATGTAAAATTCTTTGGTGCTACTTCTGGTAGTTTTGCTTTGTGGGATGAGTCTGCAGATTCATTATTATTAACTGATTCTACACCAATTAAAGTTGGTGATTCTCAAGACATGACTTTTTATCATGATGGGTCTAACTCTTATATTACAAATGCAACAGGTGCTTTAAAACTTGCAACTGAGACTTCAGGTATTGCAATTACAATTGGACACTCAACTTCAGAAGTTACTGTTGCCGACAACCTAACAGTAACAGGAGACTTAACCGTTAGTGGAACTACAACAACTGTAAACTCAACTACTGTTAATTTAAATGACCACAACATAGTATTAGATAGTGGTAATAGTACATCTGCTGTTATTAATGGAGCAGGTATTACTCTTGAAGGCGGCTCGGGTGATGATGCTACATTTACATATAATACGTCAGGACCTAAGTTTGAATTAAAACTTGGTTCTAGTTATGAAGATTTAAAAGTTGCTGAACTTATTGCATCTTCTTTAGATATTGATGGCACAGTTACTGTAGGAGTAGATGATACTGGTTATGATGTAAAATTCTTTGGTGCTACTTCTGGTAAATATATGGAGTGGGACGAATCTGCTGATCAGTTAGATGTTACAGGAAGTTTAGATGTAACTGGAAACACTGGTATGGTTGGCACATTAACCGTAGGTGTAGATGACACCGGACATGATGTTAAATTTTTTGGCGCAACATCTGGTGCTTATATGTTGTGGGATGAATCAACAGACGATTTAGTTTTAGCAGGAGCTGCAAAATTATATTTATATGATGCAGGTGGTGGAGAAAATATTTCTTCTGATGGTACTGATTTAACTATAGCTTCTGGCGCTAAAATTAATCTAACAGCTACTTCTGATGTAGTTGTTCCCGCAAATGTTGGAATAACGTTTGGAACAGGAGAAAAGATTGAGGGAGATAACACCGATTTAACAATTACATCTGGCGCTAAAATTAATCTAACAGCTACTTCTGATGTTGTTATTCCTGCAAATGTTGGAATTACATTTGGAACAGGAGAAAAGATAGAAGGTGATAGTACAGACCTTACTATTACATCTGGCGCTAAAATTAATCTAACAGCAACTTCTGACGTTGTTATCCCTGCAAATGTTGGCATAACATTTGGAACAGGAGAAAAGATTGAGGGAGATAATACAGATCTAACTATTACATCTGGGGCAGATATTGACTTAACTGCAACTGCTGATGTTAATGTTCCGCCTAATGTAGGAATGACTTTTGGTGATGATGGCGAAAAGATAGAAGGTGATGGCACAGATCTTACAATTGCATCTAGTGGAGTTATAAACCTTGCAGCTGGAGGAACAACTAA